GACCCTCTCGCTTGCGAATCTGCCCCAGGTGTTGTTTCTGCTATTACAGTCAACATCGAGGCTAGCTTCAACGAGCCTGAACTCCACGACCCTCAAGATAACGGCATGCTCCCTGTCGTCGCTCCTGCTCGTATCACGAACACTGCGGCGGCCGGAGGCTTTGCCTTTGCCCAAGGACCAAGAAAACGAACTTCTGTTGTAAAAGAGGCTGAATCCAAGGCTGAAAAAGGCGCCATCTCTGGTACCCTGGAGGCTGTCTCTTCAATTGCCTCCCAAGCTTCGGAACTACCTGTTGTTGGCGGATTCGCCTCGGGCCTCGCAGTTGTTACTTCAGCTGCCTCTAAAGTCTTCGACTGGTTTGGTTTATCAAAGCCGCCCAATCTTAGCATGCCCGAATACTTACTTGCCAACCCCATGCCTTTCTACGCAACTCTCCATGGAACGAACAATGCCGACTCTTTGTCGACAGACCTAGTCCCTTATGCAACCACTGATTCTCGTTATGTGGCAAGTGATCGAGATGACACTTCTTTAGCTTATCTCCTCGCTCGGCCCAATTTGATTCAGAAGTACACTACTGGTACCCTCACAGGCGACACACCGTTGCTGTTAGGCTCTTTCCCCGTGCATCCAAAGTACGGCTGGCTCCAAAGCACCAACAACTACTGTCCCTCGAACCTCGCCCTCATGGCCATGCTCCATAAGAACTGGAGGGGTGACATAGCTTATAAGTTTATCATTCCCGCCACTTCCATGACCAGATGTCGTCTCGCCATCATGTATTCTCTCAATCAAAAGGCCACTTTCAGCGAAAACAATCGCTTCATGTTTATTGAAGTCGAAGGTACAACAGTTGTTGATGGAGTGATCCCTCATACTCACCAGGACCTTTACCGGCCCCTGGCAAAGTTTGCTACAAGCAACGTCAACACTGCTGCTGCCAACGGCTTCCTCCATGTTTTCCAGATGTCCAATCTGGTTGCTGAAACTCCTGCCACAACTCCCGCTCCTCTCTCCGTTCTTGTTTTCGCTGGTGCAATATCCAACACTCAATTCTGTTCATTTACTGCCCAGAACGCAAGAAACGCGAGAACCAATGGAGACGCATACCCTAATGGATTCCTCGGACTTGACTCTTCGCTTAAACTCGAAGGTGTCATGCCTGAGGACAACATTTGTTCAGTCCGAGAGATTATGCATCGCCCTGCCCTCTATGAAGACATGACGTTGCCTATTGCTGGAGCCCAGATCACCCCCACCGGCCCTCTCTCCAACTTCCACCGTTATTTCTTCGAAATGTTTAGATTCTGGCGTGGTTCAGTCACTTATACCTTCATCATTCGCGATGGCGGTCTCCTTGACAGCCCTGCTCCTATCGTCGTCTCTAACGACGTGAATATTGAAGTTTCTGACTCCACCACTCACTGGTTCCCTAGA